TATGATGATGAACCTAATAATACAACTTGTAAAAAAGACCTATAGTTAAGTCTCATTATATTTTGTTCTAGATATTTCTGATAGTCTATACTGTTGGCGTCTTGATTCATAAGAATACCATCTTGATATATTTCAAATAGATTTGGTTTAATACCTCTTACTATTTTATATTCTTTTAATCCTACACCAAATTCTATTTCTACAATAGTTTCTGTATTGTTTATTGAGTTTACTATTTGATCTTTCTTTATAATTCTAAATGGTTTATTAAATAAAACAAAACAAAGGGCGTCCAATAAAGTAGACTTACCTGATCCATTTGGTCCTATTACTAATGTTGTATGTGATTTATTTAAGTCTATTTCTATAGGCGTATTACCTGTAGATAGGAAATTCTTATATGATATTTTTTTAAAGACTATCACGTTTTTTTCCTAAAAAAGTATCTCCAACATGCTGATCTTACCATTGATACAACAGTAAATATTAATGCAATTCCTAAACTATCTAAAATAGTTGGATATAATCCAAAGAATGGAAAGATATATAATTGAATAAGAATAGCTAAAATTAATCCACTACCTACATCTATAATACTTTCTAATATAGCTCTATTCATCTGTCATTGGACATAAATCTGGTATTGGTTCCAACTCCTCTTGCATTTTTTCTGACGGTGTTTTTACTCTTTTTTCTGCCTCTTTAATAATAGCGTGTGTATCAGACACACTTTCTTCCTTCATTTTACCTTCTGCTCTAATTTTATCCATTTCTTTTCTAACATACTCTTGGTGTCTGGAAGATTTCATAGATGACTCTAATTCTTCTTTTTGTGATTCTAATGTTTCAACTTTTGGAGTTTTATTATTCACTGGCCTCCGTGTATAGTTCTTTTGCAAAGTCTTTTAGTTTTGTCTTATCTAATTCAGTATCTACTTGGTCAATATAGTTACCTAAAAATGTTAATGTATCCTCACCTTGATCTATAGTATCTACCTTAACTGTTTGTGTAATATCATTTGTATCTTCATTAATAATCAATTCATGTACATTGGTATTGTTGTAAAATCTTTCTACTAGATTGCTATACATTTCTTTATTCTTACACCTGTTTACAAATAGTTTTACAAAACAATTATCGTAAGAAGATAAATCTAAATTGTCATAGTTTTCTTTTGTATCATCATATATTAATTTTTTAAATATAGGTAAAGGGTTCTCTATTCGTTCTAATTCTCTTGTGTCTGTATCAAATATATGAAAACCTTTTGGACAATTATAATCTGACCACATAATTTGATATTGTGTACCTAGATAAAAGATATGGCCATCATCTGATTTCTTATGAAAATGACCAGATAATACTTTTTCAAATCTTCTAAATTGTTCTCTATCAAGTCCTTGTTCATTTACAATTCCTCTATGCATTTCAAAGCCTTTTATTTCTAAATGACCCATAACAATTTGAGCTGTTGTATTATCTATTTTATATAAAGTATCTTCTATATTGGCTTCACATATCCATGGTATAAACAATATGTCTAATCCACCAAGAGTTATATCTGTTGCTCTTGTATATGTTGTAATTTTTCCTAGATTTAAATTTTGTATAGCATTTACTTCGTTAGTATTTTTATAATAGGTATCGTGATTACCCAATATAACGTGAGTATCTATATTCAATTCTTCTAATTTATCCCAAAAATTTAGTCTAAAATTGTGGGCTGTGTTGTGATTAATAAACTTACGTCTATCAACTACGTCACCTAAATGTACTAAACATTTTATATCATTATCAATAATATAAGGAAAAAATTGTTCCTCGTAAAACTTATTTTGATAGTTTATAAAGTGTGGAGAATCATTACGGCAACCAAAGTGTGTATCATTTAATAGGGCTATCTTCATCTTTTTTAAAAAAATAATCTAAACTATTCTTACTTGTCCTTTTCTTACGTTTCTTTTTACTTTTTGCTACTTCTTCAGCTATTTTCTCTTGTGAATCCATAGGTAAATTCTTTTGTAAATACTCTGTCATTTGATTTCTAAATTCTCTATCGTCACCTGGTTGAAGAGCAAAGTCATCTAAATTTGATTTACTAATAAGTTTGTGTTTAATCGTCACTTGTTTTTTCTCTTTTTGTATTCTACGTATAAAAGCATAGTAGATTATTTGAGTAAAATAAGCGAAAGGATTTTTAGATTTTTTACCATCAAAGTTGTCAAGGTATTGTAGACAGTTTTCTATACCATCTGAAATCATGTCATCTTTAAATGTATAATTTATGAAATTAGGTCTATATGAAAGGTGATTGGCAATCTTCAAAAAACACGATCCAAGGTAGTTTCCTACTGCTGGTTTATCTTGTTTCTCTCTCTTTGCTTTTCGTACAGATTTTCTGTACTTTATCATCGCCTCCAAAAACTCTTTGTTATTAACGTAGTGTTCTTTCTTCGTTTTTGATTTTGCAGTCATAATATAACTATATACCTTTTCGTTCAATTTGTCAATGTTTTAAGGTTGTAAAACACCAAAAAAAAATTTCGGTTTTAGGCTAAATCAGCATTGACTTTTTCTGAAAAATATGTATAATGAACGGTGTAGCCGGTTGATAGAGGACCTCCAGCTAGGGGGATTATTAATGTATAGTTCCTGGCTCATCATCTTCATCATAAAATCTGTCATCAAATATCTCATTTAACTTTCTGTTTTCTTTGGTAGAAAACTTCATCATCATTGCCTGTCTTTTTCCACCTTCATTGGCCAACGGAATATCACCATATGTATCAACGACACCTAGATAACTCTTACTCATAGCCTCGTTGGCGTTTGTAATAGTCATTATCTTATCTTTTGGAATTGTAATATGATTATCGTTAGTATAGGCCGTCCAACGTATCAATGCGATATAGTCTTTGAAACCTTGCATTGTTATTTGTGGTACGTATTTTATCTGTAAAGGTTTATCAATACAAATTGTTTGATGTGTGGTATCCATTTGACTCTTTGAATTTTCCACAACAGCAACAATATCGTCCCCATTAACCAACTTAATGATTTTTATTTTTTCGGTTATTGTTTTACTTTGTTCCATCTTTCGGTGTATTTAAATCTATATTGTGTATTTCATAATTAAAGTCTTCATCATTGTATATATTTATCCTTTCCCTGAAGTGGTGTAGTGTATAATTTTCTTTTTCTTTATAACTAATATCATCTGCTATATCGTATAAAGTCGCAGCTGAATTGTTATCTTTTAATCTTAATCCTCTTCCAATAGATTGTAAGTTCCTTATCCGTGACTTGCTAGGACTAGCAAAAATAATGTTATGCAAGTTCCGTATATTAATGCCTGTACTGAAAGTCCCATAACTTGCAACGATAATAGCTCCGTCAGACTTTTCGGTAATTTCTCTAATCTTTTCCCTAACGTCTGTATCCACTCCACCGTGGACATAAAATACTTGTTTGTCAACAGCTTTTGTTTTAATTGATTCATATAACTCCTTTCCATGTTTTTCTACATATTGAAATAAACATAAAGTATTGCCTTGTAAACTAGAGGCTAAGTTTCTTATATACTTATTTCTTTTTTTACTTCGTACCAAATAATCCATTTCTTCTTGGTACGTCTTGTCTTTTAACATATGTCTAACATCTTTATCATGTTGTAATACTAAACATATAATTTTTAAATCGGCTAACTGTTTACTCTCTTGTAATTCTGTTGTTGAAGTTACCTTGTTTACTGTACCAAACAATCCTTCTAATACTAACTTATGTGTTTTTGTACCATCTAAAGTACCTGTAAGACCTATTCTATATTTACACTTCTCTAATTTAGTCATTATCTTTGTAAGTGAAACTGCTTTAAACAAGTGTGCTTCATCACCCATTACCATACCAAATTGTTGAAACCATTTTTTAGGTTGATTATATATTGATTGCCATGTAGATATAACTACATTTCTATCTGTATCTTTTTCATATCCTTGATATATCTTATGTACATATTTCTCTGGTGTCCAACCATAATCTTTGAAATCTTTATGTAGTTGTTCAACCAATGATGTTGTTGGCACTATAATAAGTATCTTTTTGTTTTGTTCTTTTAGTCTTATCATATTATAACGTACTAACATATAAACTATAAGTGATTTACCAGAGGCTGTTGGAGATAATAATAAACATCTATTCTTTTGTGTTGCATGAATAAAGGCCTCCTTTTGATAATCTCTTATTTCCATAGGTACTTTAAGTGCTTTTGTAAACTTATCTACCAATTCTAAATCAACTTTAGTATCAACTATTTTAGCACCATCTACTACTTGTATCTTATTATCATCACACCATTTAAGTATATAAGGATATAAACCGGCGTAAATTTGACCAGTTGCATAAGAAAATAATCTTATCTTTCCATCCCATACTCTGTTTCTATAGGCAGGAACAAACTTATAACCTGGTACTTCAAAGCAAAAATATTCTGACAACTCTCTACGTATAGAGGCGTCAGCTTCTATCTTTAAATAAACTTCGTTTACCTTGTCTACTATGATGTATCTTATATCGGGCATTACACAAAAGGTGGACCTACAATCCAACCTACCAAAACTTTTCTTATTCCTTTGGTCACCGGATGTACTTTATGCCACATAAATGATGGAAAGGTTATAATTGTACCAGTTGTAAATTTATCTTTAAACTTTATATTCTTATCAATTCCTTTAGGATTTAAATTAGCTATTTCTAATTCTCCACCCTCATAATCTTCATTTAAACATAAAGTAAAACTTATCTTTCTAATAAAACCATTAGGGTAAGGCTTAATATGTGAATCTATATGCCAATCATAGTGGTCTCCTTCTTCGTATACTGTATACTGAAAGGGTTCAAATTCTTTTATATTAAAATTCCAATTAGCTTTTACATTATGATTAAAGATAACATCTTCCATATCTTTATATAATTGATTATTTTCCTTAATCCATGCAACCTTGGAACTTCTATTCCTATTATTGCCGTCTTGTATAGCGGCTTTTTTTAATCTTAATTTATCTGAATTTTCTATTATATTATTACAATAGTTTTGATTGAATTTTGAAATTGAAACGCAATTGTTATTAGTTAAATACATTATACAGCTCCACTAGTAAACCTTTTCCAGTCTATTGCGTTCTTGATAGTAAATGTTCTATTGGAAATTTGTCTTAATGATCTATCTAAAAAGTCTACAACTGCTTCTAGATATTTAACCTTTTGATTTGCTTTTTGCCACTCTGGATCAGCTTCAATATATTGTCCTACATCTGCTTTAAGTATTTTTAAATGAAAAGGTTTAAGTATATAAACTTGTGGGTCTGATTTACCTGTGTAATATTCCCACTTATCCTTTTTAATTGTTCTAAACTCATCTTCAGCACGTACTAATAATAATTTAAATTTAGTTAAAAATTTTAAATATTTGTTGTGTATTTGAGGTGTTTGTAAAGACGCTATATCTAATTCAATATCGTTAATCTTCAAATCTTTTTCAGCTAATTCTTGTAATTCTTCCAATGTCATAATTTATCCTTTTCACATTATTATATCACAAAAACCTTTAAAAGTAAAGTCTGATTAAGATGTTGTAATAGTTGTTGATGATGATCCTGTTATAGCAAAATCATAAATTTTATAGTCAAACGTAACAGACGCCGTTAAATAATCAACATCTGTTGCTTGTTGGTTGTAAGGAAGACCAGTTAATGAAATAGGAAATACATCACTAAATCTAACTTCTACAACTGAATTGTTTTTATTTGATAGTACAGATAACGTAGCATCCGAAAAAAGACCACCTGTTTTTGGTGGTGCATATTTTGATCGGCCAGCGTCACCTAATATGTTTGATGTACTACCAGGAAATCTAGTATTACCACTTTTTAAAAGATTTGCATGTTCTTTATGGTCACCTGGAAATCCTAAGCCTCTTAACCAACCATGTATCTCTCTATAATTTTCTAAATTTTCATCAACTAAAAATGAAATAGAAAGTCTCTCGTAATTTAACTTGTCACCAGGTAAAGGTATATCTTTAAGTGGTGTTGGTTGTGTTTGAGTATCAGCCAATGCAATGCCAGGTATATTAGCTGAAGTACAAAAGTATTCTACT